TGTTATTATCGTGATGGTAGACCCCAACGAGAGTAGTCGGGTCATTAGTAAAACCAAAGTCCATACCGTACGAGAGGAGTTTAGCCTGTTCGGGTATCTCCTCTTCCATAAATGTAAAAATTGTAGCTTTACTTTGACCCCTTTCTCCCAATCCGTATATGCGCCAGTAATCTTCATCAGTAGATTGTAGTCTCTCAATCTCCTCCACAATACTATAATCCAAAAAAGGATTATCCAAGTAAGTAGATTTGATAAAGGTGACATCATCTCTCGTGAGTAATCTGTCGTATATCCAATGGAAGTCATCGGAGGGGTTGTAGTCAAGGTATATCTTGTCTGTGGTTCTAACGAGTAATTGGAAGAAGTCTTCCCAAGTAAGTTCATTTGCCTCGTTACAGAATAGATAGTGCCGTCTTGCACCTCGTTTCTTTTGAGGTTGGTCAAGTGACACGAACTCAATGATGTTGCCGTTAAGCCTATATATGTGTTCGGATTTGTTATGATACTTCTCATCATACAGATTCATATTGGTTAGTATCTCAATAAAGTCTCTCATCGCAGTCATCTTGAGAGAGGGTAGAGACTTTCTTACAATAGTAAAGACCTTACCCTTCTCGGATAAAGCCAATACAATGATGAGTTGAAGTAGTGAGTATGTTTTACCAGAACGAGTACCCCCTTGATTAACTACAATCTTAGTAGGTGCATTATAGTTCTTCTCAAATATCTCACTCGTTTTTATCGCTACGCTTGACAATCTCTATCTTAACTTCGTTAATCTCTTCATCGGTTTCTATCTTGTTCTCAACCCTTGCAAGTTTAGGAGTGGTATACTCTGCCATTTGGTTGAGTATCGTTAGAGCCTTCTCTGGGTTGTCTGCTGCAACCTCAGTTAACCATAAGGTCATATTCTCTAAGTTATCCTCTACGAGCTTTGTAAAGGCTTCTCTAATCTTGTTAGTGGTTTTGTTGGTTGCGCCTTTAGGCTTACCACTATTGCCTTTAGTAAATCTACCTTTGTTATCCTTATCCATCCGTAATAATCCGTATTTATCGGTTATACAATGTTAACCTCCTAAATCAAAAATTGTTAATTGAGACTTGTGTGTGTCAAGTCTTTCAACTGCGTTATTGTAATATTCCTCATCTATCTCCCAAGCATCTAAATCAAACTTACGATTATGACAAGCAAGAGCAATAGTTCCGCTACCTAAATGCGTGTCAATTATTTTATCTCCTTTATTGGCAAATTGCTGTAAAATAAGTTTATACAAATTAGTCGGCTTTTGTGCTGGATGCCAACTTTTTTTTGTATAATCTACACGCACATTTTTAATTCCTTCTGCATTACCAGCATAAGTATAATCAATCATTTTTGGCTTCATATCAAAAGAAGTCCAAGCCAATTCAAAATGTGCTTGCTGCTTCAAGAAAGGTTTTTTATTCCAACAAATCCAAGCCTCAGTTATAGGTAACTTATCTACAAAATAATTGCCTCCGAATATAATTTGGTTTTTGCTTATTCTACAAAGTTCAGTAAAATATTCTTGCTTTGGCGTGTTGGCATCCCAATCAGCTAAGTTAATGCCATAAGGCGGGTCTACTATTGCAAGGTCATAAGTATTGTCTGGCATCTCTTTCATTGCCTCTAAACAGTCTCCCAAGTGTAGGTTAATGTTACTCATCTCTTTTCTTCTTAGCCTCTTCTCTAAAGAGTTTCTTAATGGTTTGAGTGTTGGCTCTACGAGCTTGTCTATTCTCTCGTGTAGGTGCTTCAGGTAGTTCTATGAAGTTCTTTACGAATGCTTGTTCATCTCTTGATAGTTGTCCTCTCATATGTATTTGTACGAGGAGTTCAAAGATGTTGTTTAGGTTGTTACGATTGATGAGTACATTAGCACTCTTACCTGTATCACTCATATTAGTTCTTTAGCTTTTATTAGTATTCCTTTTGAGGTATTGTTATCTCCACCTCTTACATCTTTCCTATGGTATTTTGTTCTGCATACCTCTTTCAATCGTTCTGTAGATATTAAGATAGAAAATAGTATATCTTCTTTGTCAATAGGTTTTAATTGATTTTTGATAGACACACCTCTTTCTGTACTTGCTATTAACATCCAATAATCTGCTTGAGTTGTAGCTATGCCAGAAGGCTTACCTCTTGACTCATATTCTATGTAGAAGTTACCTGTACGATAACAAGCGAAATCAAACTTAACCTCTATTGTTTTGCTTGATAGCATTTGACCTACCCAACCTTCTCCAAGTTGACCGAGTGCTAAATCATACTTAAAATCGCTATTGTAATCCAAATTAGAATTTAATTAGTCTCAGTCTTCTTTGGTACTTGCGTATAAGTAATGCTGAGTTGGTTAATTGGTGTTGTAGTTCTGGAGTCCATCCGAATCTACTTGCTTGTATAGATAGGTTGATGTTATCTATCATTAACATATCAAGGTACTTTTGTACTTCTCGTATGTGTCGTGTCTTGCGAAGGTATCCTTTAATCATTTTCAATTCCGTTTTCATCCCTATCTCTAAGGCATAGTTCTATAATATTCATAGGCTTATTGCAGTTGCAACTCATTATAAACTGATTGTTGGATGTACATAAACATAGACTAAAGCCAATACACTTAATGCAAACATCGCTATCGTAAATGCTAATAAGTAGAATAAAATCTTTGTTTCTTTCTCTTGCTCATTCATTCTCTTTGGTTTTAAGGAACATCTTCCTGTTCTACAACTATGGAGATATTCTCATACCCCATATCCATTAATCGCTCTCTACATTCTCTCGCATCCTCAATAGTATCAAAGAGGTATTGAATGGCTTTTGACCTTATTACCTTGAATATCATAACTCTCCTTGTATTGTGTAGTTATTAACCATCTCTTGTATCTCCTCCAAAGGTCTGTTCTCAAAGAACTCGTGATACTGCTGAAGGGCATACAATACTTTCTCCTCACCTTTATTGTAGAAGTCCTCACTTACCGTGTATACCCCTACATCACAACTTAGCTTATCTATCACCAAGAACTTAAACTTAGTGTAGTCAATATTGAATAGCCTACAATAGATATAGACTTGAACATCGTAAGAGTATTTATGTCTTGCACTATACACGAAATTGCGTAAATCCGAAGTTGTTTTCAGGTCAATGATAGTACCATCGTTCTTTATGATATCTGCCTTTGCTCTAAAGGGATATCCCTCTATGGTGTCATCTACTGCACCAACCTCAAAGGTAGAGTCTCTTAATAGTTCTACTGCTTGATGGTTCTTGAATAGTGCCTCAGTAAGTTTCTCTGCTTTCTGCTTTTCCTTTTGGGTAAACAACATATGTGCAGGGTACTCAGCTTTCATCTCTCGCCACTTCTTAGTGTTCTTAGTGCTGACATCAGCGAATACAAGTTCGTTAATCTTATGAGGCTCTAACACCATCATATGAATAAGCCTACCATCTATGAGGGCTTGGCTATTTGTCTCCTCACCGTACTGCATAAGATTGTAGTAGGTACGAGGGGAGTCCAGAAGTTTCTTAATGTTGCTACTACTAAACGCTACCTTTCCTAAGTAGCCGTAGTAGAAGTCATCGTTGGCTGCTTGTTCTACGAGCCAATCTTGTTTGTGTTGCTCACCGTTGAGCATTGTAATTAACTTTGACATAGGTGTGATTGTTTTATCGGGTTAAACCCATTCCTTGAATAAAGCGTTGACCTTTGTCGTGGTCAATGCTCTTGATTAATCTATAAATAAAAGCGGAGGCTCTGCGTATAGATAGCAGTTCTGCCTTGCTTGTTTCACTTCCTGTGTTTTGATACATCTGTGCATCTATGTGCAGGAGTTGGTCAATCGCCTCTTTGTCGCTTAACGCTTCTTCAAAGGCTATCTGTGCTTGTAGTATTGCTTGACTATGTGTCATCATCTCTGGTAATTTATTTGGTTCTCAATATAGTCATCTTCTTCTATATCCTCACAAGAGCAATCGTAATACTCTTCAATAAGACAACCACCACAACACTCACAAGTAGCATCTTGATAGTATTGGTGACTTGCTAACTCTCTATCTAAGTAGTCCATTATACAGGTAGATTAAAAAGTGATTCAATAAACTCATAAAAGGCTACCATAGCGAATACTGCAAGGGTAACTAATAGGTAACAAGTACCTCCGTAGATGATGTTCTCTTTAGTAGTGAACTTACTCTTTGACATAATAATAGTGTTTTGGTTATTTGGTTAAATATATCTTTGAACTCGTGCAATCAACTGCGAACCTTCTTCAAAAGAAATCAATTTATCTAAATCCAATCCCGTTGGAATTGTCATATTGCTATCTTCAATAGTTTTAAAAGAAACACAATCGGTGTTTAATAAAGTGTTTAATTCTGTATTGTTTAAATCCCAGTCAAGACCTTTATTGCCTTCTAATTGATGAATCAATTGTTTGACAACAACTTTGATTTGTGGCTTTGTTAGTTTTGTTTTTTTCACAATAATAGTGTTTTGATTTGTGCTAATATAAACAAAATTCCTAACACACAACTATTGCTCATTTAATTTTTTTGCTTGAACAATAGGAAGGAAAGCTACCTCTTTCACTATCCTACGGTTATCGTAGAAGTCAGTAGTCTTAGGTAACCCTCCTTTCATCTGCCATTTTAAGTCAGTAAATTCTTGTAGGTTAAAGGCATATATACCTTCTGGTGTTGAGTTGATGTAGAAAGGCTTTGTACCAAACTTTTCTGCTCTTTCAATTAAGGCATCGTACTTATCTTTCTCAATCAACAACTCATCATAATGAGTTCTACGACACTTGAGTTCTATGTCCATCTTCCACTTAGAAGAAAAACAATCAAAGCGAGAGTATTGACTCTCACTCTTCTCAAGGTCATCTATAAAGCATAGCTTGACTATGTTAAATAAATCAAGCTCCTTCATACTCGTTATAAACTTTTCTTAACTCTTCTATATGCCTCTTCCATTCTCTTGGGTTACAAGTACAAGGAACATAGAACTTGTGTTGGAATATCCTTGAGTGGATTCTTGATAGTTGCTCGTGGTAACGAGGTCTTAACTCCCTACCCTTAAACTCTGCAAAGAACTCCTTTAGGTAATTGTACTCACTCTCCTCTAAGCATAGAGGTTGAGTCTTCTTAGGGAACAACTTGTTGAGCTTTTCTTTCCTTGCATCACAACCACAGTCTATACCTGTGAGTTCAGCAAAGGTGTCTACTACCTTCTTGATTCCTGTAGCTTTAGTGATTTTCTCAATATCATCACCTAAGCCTTTAGATTCTTTCGCTTTCGTTGTTCTGGTAGTCTTCGTAGTCTTCTTTGATTTTTTCGTGGACATACTCTTTAGATTTTCTTAGTGTATCAAAAATGGAGAAGAGGCTTATGCCTGTTTCCTTCTCTATATCTCTCATTGACATATTGGTGGTATGGTAGATTTCAAACATCTTATGGTCGTACCAATGTTGGTCTTTCATTATATCCCATACCTTGTCAATTATCTTTTCAAAGCCTTGTGCTTGGATAAGGTCGTACTCTTCCTCTGCAATATCGTACTCAACCATATCACCTGTGTAGAGCATTAGGTCTTTCTTGTTTTGGAAGGTGCGAACCATATTCCGAAGGGTAACCCATATGAAGAGTTTGTTGGGTTGGTTCTTGTACATTATACGCTCTGGCTTGTCTATATACTTATTCAAGCGTATGTACATCTCTTGCACGATGTCTTCAGCGTAGTCTCCTGCGCCAAACTTGTGTGCCATCTTTAGCCACTCCTTGTGATACTCAGCAAGTAAGTGTAGTAGATTCATTGCTCTTCTCTTTCAGTAGCCCAAGTAATTATAATAGCAAAAATCCCAAAGCACAACTGCAAAGAGTGGTACTTGGGATTCTCATAGTCATCATCTAACTCGGAGTTCCAATAGTTTACTCCAAGTAATAATCCGTAAAGGGGTGCTATGTCAATCGCTAAGTTCATATTGTTTTAGGCGGTTAATCTCTTCATCCCTAATATACAACTCTTTACGAGCTTTTATCAAATCTTCCCTAACATTTATTAACCTTTCCCTCAATTTAGCATTCTCTTTACGCAAGGACATCTCCTCACTCTGCTCTTCATCGTTGCGTATCTTATCAATAATGTCACAACTCTGGTTGTAGTAACTAAGGTACTGCTTGTCAAACTTGAGGTTAGTCTCGTGGTTCTTCCAAGCCCATATCACCGTAGCGTGATTCTTCTTCATCACTCTCGCTATCTGCAAGGTGTTGTAGATGTCTCTCGCTGCAACCATAAAGGCAAACCTTGCCATCACATTTCTATGCTCTCGGTTAGGGTTAATCTTGTTAAAGATGACATAGTTGTCATACTCTTCCTGTAGGTGTAGTTCGTTTGCAATCATTTTAGGTGTTCGTTTAAATTATCTAATCGTTTTTCGTATTCAGTAACCTTAGAGGATAGATGCCTTATGGTGAGCTTCAGGTCTGCGTTCTTAGCCTCTGCCTCCCAGACCTTTTGTTGTACATCCTCAACCATATCTATAGCACTATTGATAGCACCATAGATAGACATAAGGTCAAGGAATATATCCATCTCATAATCATTGTTTAGGTCTTGAGGTTTTAGTGCGTTAGCTATCTGCATTAGGTCGGAGTTCTTTTGTCTCAACCAAAGTAATGCTATGCTCTTACTACCTCCCCTTACATATTGGTAATCTTCTTGTAAGTCATCCATCTAAAAAGGCATTTTTCCTTGTTCTTTTTCTTTCTTGCTAATGAGGTTCTCTCCGTGTATCTCAAAGCCTACATTATTTGGTAAGCTACGAAATTTTACAGGCTCATCCATAGGTGTAGGTCTACCTCCTGTTTCTACCTCTTTTACCTTGCGTATGTGTATATGGTTATACATCCATTCGGTAGGGTGGGAAATATAACGATGTATCACAATCATATCATCGGCTCTATTTTGGAATTTACCCCCTCCTTCAATATCCGCTCCGCTTGGTGGTATAGGATGCCCTGCGTACTCGTGTCCTTGTGGGTGTTTCATTCTTAACGCTTGAGTAACTGCGTGTGCGTTTAGCCATATACTTACATCGTGTTGCTTTGCCCAATTTCTAAAGTGGGTAGCCACCTCGTAATCGTACTCGTGACCTCCAAGTGTTTTGTACATCTCCTTGTCCTTTGCTAACGAGTTGTAAGGGTCAATCAAGAAACCATCAAAGCCTTCTTCGTGGTAGATGTCTGTAGCCTCCTCTAACAACT